ATTTATGTAAATAAAGCTTTACATAAACCAAAAGCTATGATATACTATCTTTAGTATATATAAGAAGCTTTATATATATTATTATATATAGCTTTTAATATATATATATATATATATATATATATAGCTTTATATATATAAATATTTATTTTAACACACTTCTGCCACCCTGTCAATAGGGGTGGCTAGTATTTTTAAGTAAATGCGGTTCGCTCGCCTTGGTGGAGCATCTGGCTCGCTCACCTATGCTAAAGTGAGATATTTACAAAAAAAGCTTGACATTGGGTTTTATTCTTGGTATAATTAGGTGTAGAAGGACACCACTCTCACAAACCGACAAGGAATAAGATATGCCCAAGGGTCAGAAACCAGCTCCCAAGAAACCAGAGAAAGACTTTGGTGAGAAGATTCGTGACAAAATGTCCGGCATGCGTAAGCCTACGGAAGAGCTTGGCAAGAAGATACAGGGAGCGTTTCCTGCTATTTCCAACAAGTTTAAGGGTAAGGCTGAGGCTGACGCTAAGAAAGCCAAGATGAAGCCTGAGCCTAAGAAGAAAAAGTGATGCGTAACAAGCCGAAGGTTGTGAAGGACAAGAGCAAGTCCTTGCAAACCCTACACAATGCTCAGGTTAGAAAGCAGGTTCGTAATGACATTAAGCTGAACATGGAGCATGGGAAGCCTAGGAAGCAAGCTATTGCTATTGCCTTAAACAAAGCTGGGAAAAAGAGAAATGGCTAAGAAGGGCGTAAGTTTGGCTGTTGGTCGCGGGGAGAAGCTTCCCGTGTCCAAGGGTGCTGGCCTGACGGCTAAGGGCAGGGCGAAGTATAACGCAGCCACAGGAAGCAACCTGAAGGCTCCTGCGCCCAATCCGAAGACGAAGGCTGATGCAGGTAGGAAGAAGAGCTTCTGTGCCCGTATGAGTGGAATGAAGGGCCCTATGACGGATGAGAAGGGTCGTCCTACAAGAAAGGCTGCTTCTTTGAAAAGATGGGGATGTTCCTAATGCCTAGAGATTATACGAAAGAACGCCTTGCTGAACGGCCTGAGCGTGTTAAAGAACGAGCCAAGCGTAACAAAGCCCGTAGGGAGTTGATGCGTGAGGGCAAAGTTAGCAAGGGTGACGGCAAGGTGGTTGACCATAAGAAGCCCTTAACCAAGGGTGGTGGTACAGGACGCAGCAATTTGCGCGTCCAGAGTGCCAAAGCCTCACATTCACAGGGCGGGAAGCTGCAGCCCAAGTCTGGCAAAGCTAAAGGCGGAAAAAACTAATGCAAACTAGTGGAAATACAGGTGCTTTTGTAGAAAGTCAGCAGTACGGCAAGAAGAAATCCAAGAAAAAACAAACACATAAGATGCCTGATGGCACTATTATGGCTGGAAAGAGCCACAAAGGTGCTAAAAAGGTCGTTATGAAGAAAAAGGGTAGATAATGTTCATTCCAGACAAGTTTCAGCTAGGGGCGCACACAGTTAATGTACTGAAAGATGTCCCACTAAAGGAAGCTTGGGGCGAATGGAACAATGAAACAAAGACAATGCGCTTACGCAAACCCTCAAGGCGCAATCCCGACACTTTCTACCACCAAACCTTCGTGCACGAGCTTGTGCATGCTGTGTTGGACACAATGGGACGGGAAGAGTTGAGCAAAGACGAGGGCTTTGTAGACGCATTCAGCGAATATCTGGCACAAGCCATCCTCTCTAGCAAGGGCGGATTCGGCATCTCAAGAGAAGAATAAGAATAATGAGCGATTTAGAAGTAGCACTGGCTGGTAAAAGCCTTGCTGATTACACAAAATCAAAGTTAATGACTGCTCTGGGTACTCCTACGTACACCAGTGTGGGTGATATGTGGTATAAATATCTTGTTGGCTTGGGCTACACTGGCTCATTCACGGATATGCTTCAGAAGTTCTATGTTGCTAATTCAGTTCCCCTTTGGGCCCGTAATCCGTACAACGCATCCCTCTACATCCCATAAGGAGAACTCATGGCTAACAAACCGACTCTCCCAACGCTGGTAAACACGGGGAATATTCAGGCTCAACTCACCACAATTAATAACGGCTACCGTCAAATCGAAGATGAATTCGAGAAGATGTTAAGTCGTGAAGACAACAGCCTTCCCAACCACATGCTTGATGCGTTGGATATGGATGGGCATAAAGTTATTAACGTAGAAGACGGCACTGAAGGTGCTGACGCCGTTAATAAAAGCCAGCTGGACACCAAAGAAGACTATTTGGGTGCACCTGTAGCCGATGGCATGGTGTTGGCCTCTACAACAGGAGGGGAGCGTTTTTGGACGTCAGACCTTAATGTTCTGACCCCTACGCTTAACGTCGCTCCTAAAGATGCAAAGTATTTAGTTGTTAGCCCCCACCCAACCTTAACTAACGAGTATTCGTTAATTGCTGGGAACGGCATCGCCTTTGACGAGGGCCCCAACTACTTAGAAGTTTCTACTGACCTGTCTGAGATTAATTTTGAAGACATAGCGTTGACGGGCGTTCCGACAGCGCCAACGGCTGCTGTTGGCACAAACACCACACAAGTTGCCACCACTGCGTTTGTTAATGCAGAGATTGCTAATGACGCCCCAACAAAGACTGGTGGCGGGGCAAGTGGTAATTGGAACATTAACATCTTGGGTAATGCTGAGACGGTTGACGGCTACCACGTAGCTGTTGATGAGGCTGGCACTAATCCTAATACTATTTACTTCCGTACCACTGGCGGCACTGACCCTAGCGCCGCAATTTGGGGTGACATCTCTGGCTCCATCGTAGACCAAACCGACCTTTACAATGCGTTGGTGAATGGTACATATGCTACTGGCAACTGGAACATCAATGCTGCAAGCGTCGATGGTTATAACGTACAAGTAGATGGCACGGGCACAGACCCCAACACTATCTATTTCAAAACCACGGGCGGAACAATCTCGGTGGATTGGGATGACGTATCCAACACCCCAACTACATTGGCTGGTTATGGAATTACGGACGCCTTCACCGAAACTGAGTCTGACGCTAGATTTTTAGGAATCAATGCAACCGCTGTCAACTCTGATAAAGTTGACGGGTATAATGTTCAGGTAGACGGAACTGGCACTGACCCAAATACTATTTACTTTAAGACAACTGGCGGTGAAATATCTGTCGATTGGGATAATGTTCTAAACACCCCAACAACAGTCGCAGGGTATGGCATAACTGACGTCTTTACGGAGACAGAGAGCGACGCCCGTTTCCTAGGCATCAGTGCTACGGCAGTAAATTCAGATAAAGTTGACGGCTATCACGTGCAGGTTGACGGCACGGGAACCGACCCTAATACAATCTACCTGAAAACCACAGGTGGTACTGTTTCTGTTGACTGGGTGGATGTTTCCGGCACACCTACAACAATCGCTGGATATGGCATTACAGATGCTTACACTAAAACACAAAGCGATAGCAACTATTTGGGAGCTACGGCAACTGCCGTAAACTCCGATAAAATCGACGGATACCACGTACAGGTCGATGGTACGGGTACTGACCCGAACACAATTTACTTCAAAACTACAGGTGGTGTAGACCCAAGCGCTGCTATCTGGGGAAGCATCACTGGTACGCTGGCTGCTCAAACAGACTTGCAAGCTGCGCTCGATGCCAAAGTTCCCTACACTGGAGCAACTGGCAACGTAAACCTTGGCGAGTATGGACTCACTACGGGCTTCCTGCAAGCTGACCTAACTCCGACATCTGCGCTTGAAGTCGGCAGGATGCAGTGGAATGACGCTGACGGCACGATGGACTTGCGCCTCAAGGGTAATAATGTTACACTACAGCTTGGTCAAGAACAAGTCATTCGTGTTGTTAATAAGACTGGCGCAGACCTGCTAGAAGCCAACTACCAGTGCGTTCGGATTAGCGGTGCTCAAGGACAGCGGCCCAAAGTGGATTTGGCTCAGGCAAATAATGACGCCAACTCTGCTGACACCATCGGCATAGTTACTGAAACCATTACAAACAACGAAGAAGGTTTTGTAACCAACAGCGGCATGGTTAACAACATCAACACCACTGGCTCGCTTCAGGGCGAGACATGGGCTGATGGCGATTTGCTGTACCTATCGGGAACTGTTGCAGGTGGACTAACTAAAGTTAAGCCACAAGCACCTACTCACACTGTCATTGTCGGCTTCGTTGTTTATGCTCACGCCAATCACGGTAAAATCTTTGTCAAAGTAGACAATGGTTATGAGATTGACGAACTCCACAATGTAAAAATTAATGGCATAGCTGGTAATAATGTTCTTCGATACAACTCTACATTAAATGTATGGGAAAATGTTGCGCAAACAGCATTGTCTGTTGGTGATGCCAACACTGTAGATGGCTACCATGTTCAAGTTGATGGAACAGGAACAGACCCTAACACGATTTACTTTAAGACCACAGGCGGTGGTATTGGCGTTGACTGGGATGACATCTCTAACACGCCGACTACTGTGGCAGGCTACGGGATTACTGACGCCGTAACGACTTCGGGCAATCAGACCATTGGCGGTACTAAGACATTTTCCAGTACGATTAGTGGCTCTGTTTCAGGTAACGCAGGAACTGTAACCAACGGCGTATATACTACTGGTAATCAGACTGTTGGAGGCGTCAAGACTTTAAGTTCTAATCCCATTTTTTCAGATGGTGGATTTCAATACTTCTATCACGCTTCTGACCACATCGCCTACTACAAGAAAACAGGCGCATATAACTGGTACTGGCGTAGAAACGATACTGGCTTGGCAGGTGGTGCAAACGACACTACCTTGATGGATTTGAATGATAGTGGCTCTTTAACTGCATATGGCGATATTCGTGCGCCTGTATTCTATGATTACAACAACACAGCATATTACCTAAACCCTGCTGACACAGGGACATCTATGGTGGTGGCAGGTAATGTAGGTATTGGTACTACAAGTCCAATCAACAAGCTAACCATTAGTGGCTCATCACTTGCTTCAGGCGAACTTGGAACATTTGCGATTACTGGCAACACAACAGCTAAACGATTAGCTATGGGTGTTGATTCTACTTCCACCATGTATAGTTGGGTGCAGTCAGTAGAAAGTGGTGTTGGATTTAGAAGTTTGAGTTTGCAACCTTTAGGCGGTAATGTAGGTATTGGTACTACAAGTCCAACCTTCCGATTGGTGTCTGCAAATAGCAGTACCGATGGTGGATGGCTTTATTCTACTGGTGCTGTCAGCATACTTGGACTTGGTGGTTATTCGGGCGCAACTGATGGCGCGTTCAGCCTGCGGTACAACCGTTCCAGTGGTAGCATTACATTTAATGGTGGCAACCGTGACACACCAACAGAGCGTATGCGTATTGATAGCTCTGGCAATCTAGGTATTGGTACTACTAGCCCGACATTGGCAAGATTAGTTGTTGCTTCTCCTGCCAATAGTCCATCTTTGTTGCTTACTGATAATACGCAGTCAACCTTAACGGTTAAACATGAATCAGGAAATCTTCTAACCTATGAAGTTAACGGTACTGCCACCCAAAGATGGGTAGGTAATGGTTCAGAGCGTATGCGTATTAACGGCTCTGGCAAGGTGCTTGTCGGCGCAGGCGCAACAGCGTCACTTGGAAAGCTTGTAGTTAGCGAAGCATCATCTGGTACGGCTGTTATTGCTCTTGAAAGTCAGGGCAGTTGGAATAGCACGATTGCTTGCACATCTACTGGCAATCTTGTTCTTAGGAATAATGGTGCATCAGACAGAATGGTTTTTGACCCGTATGGGAATATCATTACTTATGGGCCGATGTTTGCATCCATATACTATGACAACGATAACTCAGCATACTACCTAGACCCTGCTAATAGTGGCACTTCTATGGTGGTGGCAGGCGATGTTGTTGCGTCTAATCTAAAAACTTCTGCAAATACTGCGCTTTCTCTTGGTTTGTCGGCAGGAACTGCATTTAATACTGGTGGTGCTGCAATAGCCCTGCGTGGCTCGACAACGGGATACAACAATAATGGCATGGAGTTTTACGCAGGCAATTCCGAAAGGATGCGTATTGCCAGTAACGGAAGTGTCGGTATTGCTCGTGTGCCTGATACATCATTTGCACTGGATGTTGGTGGCGAAGTTCGTATTATCAATGCAGTTGGCGGTGGGTTTGGCGGTACGTTCAGATTGTATAACTCATCGGCAGGCGCAACAAATCCTGCAAAACACTTTCGGATTGGCTCTACTGGGCATCTAGAGATAATAAATAGTGCTTATAACGCTGTGCCATTTGTATTTACAGATAGCGGTTCATTTTATGCAGGAGAATCAGTCCAAGCACCAATTTACTATGATGTAAACAACACGGCTTTTTATGTAGACCCAAGCAATACAGGCACTGCCCTAAATGTCGCAGGTGCTATTCAGCTTCCTAACAACAAATCATTATTGTTCAGAAATGTGGCAAACACTGCTAGTGCTTCTTTTTTACTTCAAAGTGATGACAACTTTGTAGTGTATAACGCATCAAGTGCGCCGATTATGAGCTTTGGTCAAGGAGCTTCAACTTCAGCCGTATACGGCGCAAATGCCAGTAACAGAATGATTGTTAATGGAAGTTCAAACATTATTTCTTTTAATGTTGACGGAACTGAAAAACTAACAATTAATGGTTCAGGCAATCTAGTTGCTACTGGCAATGTCACGGCCTATTCCGATATTCGGGTCAAGGATAATGTCGAAAGCATCGAAGGCGCGATTGGCAAGCTGAATCAAATCCGTGGTGTCACCTACACCCGTACCGACTTAGAGGACAAGGAGCGCAAGTACGCAGGTGTTATCGCGCAAGAGATTGAGCAGGTGCTTCCAGAAGCGGTGTTTGATAATGGCAAGGTGAAGGCTGTGGACTATAACGCAACCATCGCCCTGCTGATTGAAGCAGTCAAAGAGCAACAAGGTCAAATCAACGAACTTAAATTAACCATTGAACAACTTAAAGGTAACTAACATGGCACTCACTTACGAATGGAAACTAACTGGACTCAAGAAAGGCAACACCGAGTCAGCGCAGGATGTCGTTATCGGCACTCGATGGGAACTTACTGGTACGGATGAGGATGGCAACTCTGGAACTTTTAGCGGTGCGACTCCGTTCAAGCTAGAGAATGTAGATTTTCACAACTTTGTGCCGTACCAAGACTTAGACCAAGACACGGTGATTGGATGGATTCAAACCGAGGTGGTCGGTGGCTATAAAGACCATGTAGAGCAGAAAATCCTTGCCCAGATTGAATCTGTAAAGAGCCAAGTCAAGGATGTGCAGGCTACTGACTTCCCGTGGGCTGAGCCCGTTGTAGAGCCAGAAGCCCCTGAAACTACCGAAGCCCCTATAACGACTGAAGCGGTAGAAGCCGATGGCTCTGCCGAGTAGTGGCACAATAAGCGTACTTCAGGTAGCGCAGATGTTCGGCGGTTCTACGCCACACTCGCTGTCTGAGTATTACAAGGGCGGTTCTCTTGTCCTTACTACGGACACCGTGCCTAATGTGCCGACTAGCGGAACGATAGCCCTGTCCAACTTTCATGGTGCAGAGATTGTTGAAAGCTATGTGGCAACCGTAACGGCAGGGACAGCGCGAAACAATGAGTATAATGCGTTTCCGTCAACAGTCAGTCTTGAGGTAAATACAAGTGGCGACATGGTCGGCACAGGAAATACTTCAGACTTCACAAAGGACTGGATTACGGGAACACCAAGAAGTGTGTATCAGGCTAGATTTACCAAGATGTCGGACACCACAAGCGGTTCAGGTTCTAGCGATATAGTTGGTACTTTTGATACATGGCAACAATTAAATGCTGAGATTAGCTTGACGGCTACCGCAGATAATGGCGTAAACCTGACAAGGACTATTACTGTAAAGGCAGAGGTCAGGCGGTTAGTAGATTCCGTAGTAGTAAGCACAACAAGCACAAATGTATTAACATTAATAGCCCACAGCAATGTTGGCGAACCACCATAAGGACTTAACATGGGTCAGATATTAAACGGCAGTAACTTGATTAAGGAGCTCTATAAGGGTAGCACCCCTATTAAAGAGGTGTGGATTGGTAACACTAAGATATTCCCCACGGGCACTGGCGGTGGTGGCGGTAGTAGTGGTGATGATGGCTTTGTGTACGATGTAACCCCTGTCGTTATCTCAAAAACCACAAGCAACCCGTCTGGTGGCTCGACCACCAACACTACCTATGTCAAGTTCCTAGCAAATGGTTACATGGACTTTGATGGCGCAACCACATCTCTTGCATGGACTCGATGGAACACCAATGTCGGTGCTTTAGTTACCCCAAAAATCAAGTTTGGTCTAGCAGGTGTTGAGCCTGCCTTTAGTAGCATTGAGGTCAGCACAAATGGTGGCTCTACATGGGCGACTATTGTTCAAGGTACAGAATATAGTTTGGCTTCTGGCGTATGGCTTCGTCTGGTTAAGACTGCAACAGCAAGTAGCGCAACTACTGTGCCGAACATTATTGTCAGTTATATCAATAACAGCGTAGAACTTCCGAATGGAATTGATATGACAATTACTTCGGCAGTTAATGTGTCGGCTAATCCGTTTGTCACTAATTTCGGTACTATTCCTTCTGAGGTGCGCACTCCGTGGACAGATGAAGCTGTATCAGACTTCTACATTTATGGCAGGACACACCCAATTACGGCAGGAAAGATTGTGGTCGGGCAGGCTCTTGCTCTGGGCGACCCTAAAGAATACGCTTATTACGACTGGGTAGTTCCGTCTGAAACTGCACCATCTGGCACATACGATGTTGTGCTTAGTGGATTTAGCGTAGTGACTAACGGAACATACTCTTTGGCAGATACTGGCGAGGTCTACTTCTTTATCAGCGCACAGGGTATTTCATCTACTGAAGGTCAAACCGTAACAGACAGTGGTACAGTTGCCATTAGGAAAGATGGCGTAACAGTAAGCTCAGGAACGGTAACTCTGTATGCCCGTTCACAAGGCGTAATTACATAACTTATAAGCAAAAGGAATTGAAGTGAACGACATCCCTCCACAAGAATTTGGATATTTACAGGCTACAGTAGATAAGCTGGAAGACCGTGTAGAGAAACTGACAGTTGCCGTAGAAGCTCTTACCGCTACTCTTAATCAAACAAAGGGTGGGTGGAAGCTCTTAGTGGCCCTTGGAAGCGCAGTGTCGTTTATAACAGTTCTTATTCTAAAGTTGTTTGGCTTCCTAAAAGGATACTAATATGAAGTTTATGAAAGGCTGGAAGACGCTGACATTTAACATTCTTGCCATTGCAGTAATGCAGTGGGATGATGTCAGGCAGGGCATTCTTGCCCTGTTTGGCGGATGGGAATACGCAGTGTCTGTGTTAGCTGCCTTAAACATTGTACTGCGTGTCATCACTGTTGGCCCCGTAGCGATGATGTGGATTAGCAAGGAGGAACAAGATGGCGTGGAAGTTCGGAAAGAAAAGCCTTGAGAGGCTAGCTGGCGTTAAAGAGCCTATGCAACAACTGGCTAAGGCCGCGATTGTAGACAGCCCTTACGACTTCAGCATAACCTGCGGATTGCGCACGGTTGAGGAGCAGAAGGTTCTGGTTGCTACAGGTAAGAGCCGCACCATGAAGTCTAGGCATCTAACTGGCGACGCTATTGACATTGCCGTGTTTGTAGATGGAAAGATTACGTGGGAACTGAAATACTATAAAGCTGTTGCTACACATATTAAAAAGGTGGCTACCAAGCTCGGCATCAAGATTGTCTGGGGTGGAGATTGGAAGTCGTTCATTGATGGCCCTCATTTCGAGCTGAGTAAATAATGCCTCTAGTTATACATTTCTTTTTAGAGCTTTGGGAGCTGATTAAAAAGGTTCCACTAAAGGTTTGGATTAGCATTGCGTTACTTTTAGGCATTCTGTACTACGGACACAAGCGCTATGACGAAGGATACCAAGACGCAGAGGCAGAGGCAGCAATTGAGCTTGCCACAGAACGCGCACTTGCTGAAGAGGCTCGTAGGAAGCTTGAACAGAAGTACAATGAACAAGCAAAGCAGTTTATTACTGAGAGGAATAAAGAGTATGAAAAACGCGATAAAGTTATTGCTGATTGGCAGTCTGGTAGGCTGCGCCTCAAAGCCCGTTTCGTTCAGCAAGCCTGTCCCGCCAGCGGAGATAATGGAGGAACAGAAGCCGGACTTCTTGGAGAGGATGTGCAATTTCTTATTCGAGAAGCCACAAGAGCAGACGCAATCGTGCGGCAGCTCGCAGCCTGTCAAGGACTAATTAAGAATGACTACGAAGCAACGCAGTGACTTTCTGGATAGCATGGGTAGATATAAAACCCAGAGCCTATTTCTAGAGACAGCCTATGACCCAGAAGCCTTCTTCACATTTGATGACGTAGACAAGCTGTACAAGGGTAAGACATACACAAGCCTGAAGCGCCTGTATCTGGAAATGGAAGACGTAACAGAGTACGCCTTTGCCGACGCACATCTGGCTGGATGGAATCACTGGAAGAAGATTTGTGGAAATGCCGACCTTCGCAAAGAGATTGAAGCGTGGAGAGAAGAGTTAGAGCTGAAGCTTACAGCTCGCCACTTGAAACACATTCAGAAGCTTGCGGAAGACGGCAATTACAATGCTGCAAAGTATATGGCAAACAAGGAATACGGAACAGGTAAGGGCCGTCCGAGTAAGGCCGATAGGGAGGGCGCTTTGAAGAAAGCGGCTATGATTGATACAGAAACCAAAGAAGAAAGCGCACGAATCCTGTCGCTTGTAAAAGGAAATAGCAATGGCTAAACTTACATTAAATGATTTGTCAAGCGGTAGCTTCACAGTTGACCTGCTCAATGCCAACTTCACCGCGATTGAAACTGCTATGGAGAATACGCTGTCGAGAAATGGCTTGGCTCCTAACTCGATGTCTGCTGCTTTGGACATGAATGGCAATCGCATTCTGAACCTTCCGACAGCTGGTTCTAACAATGAGCCTGTTACATACGGACAGTTGCTTGCTCTTGGAACGCTTAACCTGTACACACCTGAGAATCACGTGCACACATGGTCGAGCATTACAGAAAAACCCACTACATTTACGCCAGCTGCACACACGCACGTCAAATCCGATGTGACTGACTTGGTGAGTGACCTTGCGGCATTGGATACTAGGCTCGATGCCCTAGAAGACGACCCCTACATCTGGGTTCAGGCTGGCGAACCTGCTTCCGGAGTAATTGTTGCAGGACGTTCTAATTTGTGGTTCTGGTGATTTATGGCAGGTAAACGCTGGAATGGGTCAGCTTGGGTTGACCATACTATAAAAAAGCGCTGGAATGGCTCCTCATGGGTAAATCTAACCATTGCTAAACGCTGGAACGGAAGTGCGTGGGTAGACATTTATCCTAGCGGTGGCGGTAGTGTTATCTTGCTAAATCCGACCACTTCCAGCTTTGAGGACACGCTAGCTTGCGATAATCCTAGCGGCTCCTGTCCATTGACGGATACGCAGAGTGATACCATCACCTACGCCGCCTCTGGTGGAACTGGCCCATACACAGTAACTGCAGTGGTTGTTGACGGCCCTGCTCTAACATTATCAGTTAACAATAGTACGTTTGTAATTACGGCTTCTACAACTGTCGGGCGGAATGACTCTAAGATTGGCGAGGTTAAAGTTACAGTTACGGATTCTTTGGCAGCATCCGCTGATTTCTACTTCCCATTCTCCTTTACATATGTATATACGGAAAGTGGTCAAGGCCCTCCGTTTGAGCCTGAATTTCCGCCATCGGAGCAGTTTTAATGAGTTTGACACAAGATGAGATTAGACAAGCAGCTGAGTCAGATTTGGAGGTGTTTATTGGGCTCGTGGCCCCGCATCTCTTGATTGGCGAATGCCACAGAGAACTAATCCGCTGGTGGACTAGCTCAGCCCGAAAAGATAACGTCATGGTGTTGCTGCCTCGTGGTCACTTGAAGAGCATGCTCATTGCGTACAAGACGGTCTGGGAGCTAACCAAAGACCCCACGGAGACAATCCTGTACGTGTCTGCTACAAGCGACCTTGCGGAGCAGCAGCTGGCTTTGATGAAGAACATCATGACCAGCAAGACATACATGAAGTATTGGCCTGAGATGATTCATTCGCAAGAAGGCAAGCGTGAGAAGTGGAGCCTTAGCGAGATTTGTGTTGACCATCCGCTGCGTAAGAAAGAGGGCGTCCGTGACCCGTCCATTAAGACGGCTGGCTTGACCACGAACATCACGGGCTTCCACGCAAGCAAGGTTAAGCTGGACGACGTGGTGGTTCCGAAGAATGCTTACACAGAAGACGGACGACAGGCTGTTGCTGCTATCATTAGCCAGATTGCCTCGATTAAAGTGCCGGACGCTAGGATGGATTGTGTAGGCACTCGCTACCACGGCAAAGACCAGTACACCACGTTCATGAAGCAGTCATACTTCACCTACGATGAGAACGATGAAATCGAGGGCGAAGAGTACGTTTGGGATAGCTACATCAAGGTAGTGGAGACAGATGGCGAGTTTCTGTGGCCTAGGGCAAGACGAGAGGACGGAAAGAGGTTTGGTTTTGATAGGAATGTGTTAAGCAAGATTAATGCAGAATACGAAGACAAAACCCAATTCTATGCTCAGTATTACCAAAACCCCAATGACCCGTCTAATCTTCGCATCTCTACAGACAAGTTTCAATACTTTGATGTTAAGCATGTCACCAATGAGCCTGACGGTTGGTATTTCAAAGACCTCCGCCTTAACGTATTTGCTGCTATCGACTTTGCGTTCTCGACGAAAGCGAAGGCTGACAGCACAGCTATTGTGGTTATTGGCATGGATAGTGAGTCCAACATCTACGTACTGGATATTGACAGGTTTAAGAGCGACAGGATTAGTGACTACTTTAACGCGATTCTGAGGATGTACCAGAAGTGGGGATTCAGAAAGATTCGATGCGAAGTCACTGTGGCGCAGCAGGTGATTGTACGTGACCTTAAAGAGAACTACATTTCTCGACAGGGACTGAATCTGATTGTGGATGAATACCGCCCGAGCAGACACGAGGGCAATAAGGCAGAACGTATTGCTGCAACTCTTGAGCCTAAGTATGACAATCAGAAGGTGTGGCATTATAAGGGGGCCTACACTGCGGCCTTGGAAGAAGAGCTGATGTTAGAGAAGCCTCCGCATGACGATATTAAGGATGCCCTAACAGCTGCTATTGACGTAGCCACTCCGCCGACACGGAGGGGAAATAAAATGAAACGAACTAATGTATTGCAATTTAATAGCCGATTTGGAGGCGTAGCCGCATGAGTGTTAAAGTAGCTGAAATCAAGAACATCCTACAGCCTCACAGCTTGGCTAGTGAAGTTGCCTACATGTGGGACAATCTCACCACCCAGCGCCGTACTTGGGTTAGTGAAAAGGAAGAGCTGCGCAATTACATCTTTGCCACAGATACGACAAAGACAACCAATAGCCAGTTGCCGTGGAAGAATAAAACCACAATTCCGAAGATTTGTCAAATCCGTGACAACCTGCATGCCAACTATGCCTCTGCGCTGTTCCCCAACGACAACTGGTTTAAGTGGGAAGGCTACTCTAGGGACGCTGTAACCAAGCAAAAACGCAATGCCATCGAAGCCTACATGAGCAACAAGATTAGGCAAAGCGGCTTTAGGTCTGAAGTTTATAAGCTTTTGTATGACTTTATTGACTATGGCAATGCCTTTTGGGACATTGTATTTGTTAATGAAACCCACAAAGACGAGAATGGTGAGGTTATTCAAGGCTACCGTGGCCCCAAATTAAAGCGTATTAGTCCCTATGACATTACCTTTAACCCTATGGCTAACAGCTTTAAGGATAGCTACAATATTGTCCGCACCCTCAAAACTGTAGGGGAGCTCAAATGGGAGCTTGACAATATGCCAGAATTAGGGTATAATAAGGATATAATTGAAGAAGTAGATAAATATCGTAAAACCCTAGGCGCTTATGCTACAGAAGATGTTTCTAAGGCTGTGGCTCTTTCGGTAGATGGTTTTGGTAACTTCTACGACTACCTGCAAAGCGGCTATATTGAGGTGCTGGAGTTTGAAGGCTCTATCAACAACAAGGACACTGGCGAATACCTCCAGAACGTCCTGATTACGGTTGTAGACAGGTCTAAAGTAATCCGCGTAGTCCCCATGCCCTCATGGATGGGTAAGACCACCAAGGGCCACGTACAGTGGCGTATGCGCCCTGACAACCTTTATGGTATGGGGCCTTTGGACAATCTGGTGGGTATGCAGTATCGCATCGACCATCTGGAGAACCTCAAGGCTGACGCAATGGACTTGGCTGTGCATCCGCCTCTGGCGATTACAGGCAATGTGGAAGAGTTTGAATGGGGCCCGAATGCTGAGATTTACATTGGCGAGGGCGGAAACATTCAGGAGCTGGGCAGAAGCTTGCAAGGCGTAATGGCTGCCAATAATGAGATTGCCATTCTTGAACAGAAGATGGAAGAGATGGCTGGCGCTCCAAAGCAAGCTATGGGTATTCGCACACAGGGCGAGAAAACAGCCTACGAAGTGCAGACACTTGAGCAAGCGGCTTCTCGCATCTTCCAGAACAAGATTACGCACTTTGAGATTGAATGTATTGAAGATGTGCTTAACAAGATGTTTGAGTCGGCTCGTAGAAACATGGACGGGGCAGACCTCATTCGAGTGATTGACAATGACTTGGGCGTAGTTCAATTCATGGAGATTACAAAGAACGACATCACTGCTTCTGGGCAATTGCGTCCCATTGGCGCAAGGCACTTCTCAGCACAAGCAACTGTTGTTCAGAATATTAGCAACTTCTATCAGTCGGCTGTTGGACAAGACCCCTCTGTTAGAGCGCACATTTCCGGCAAGGCAATTGCGCAGTTGTTTGAAGAGTTCTTGGGCTTGGAAAGATTCCAGCTGTTCCAAGAAAACATCCGTATCCAAGAGGATGCTGAAAGTCAGAGTTTGATTCAAGAAGCTCAAATGCAATTGCAAGAGAGAGAACTTACACCAACAGAGCCGCAGCTTCCACCTGAAGTTGAGGCTGCAATGAGAGGACAAATGTAATGGCTATAAAGCTTGTACAACCAAAAGTTAAAACAGTGGACGCTCCAAAGGCCCTAAAAGATTTTTTTAAAACTAGCGTCCTTGGCCCAAAACTGCAAGGCAATGCCTCTAAGGCTGGTTCTAAAGCAGGAGTGCGTGGTGGAAAGCCTATGGCTGGTGCTCCTAAGGCTGGCGCTAAAGCACGGGGCGGCAAACCGATGGCTGGTGAAGTCAAGGTTGCTGTAAAGGCTCCTACTAAAGTGCGTGGAAGCGTGTCGATGTCTGGAGATACAATTAAGCCGCTTCCTGCTAAAAAGAAAGCTTCTGCTAAAGCTAAAGTTGCAACTAAACTGAAAGGTGACGATAGCTTCACCCAGCACGAGTCATTTAGAAAAGAACTCGAAGCTGGTGGTGGTCGTGCCGCTTGGAGCATGAATAAGCAAGTTGAGGCAGGCGGAGCTACCGTTGAAATTTCTAAACCGTCGGCAGGCACTAGCCTTAACGCAGAGCTTGATAAATTTCAAGCGTCTGGTGGCAAAGCCGCTAAAAAGGATGTTAACCTTGGTATTGCTGGACGCACCGGCGGCAAGTGGCACTTGGGCAAGAAAGTTGGCAAGGGCTAATGAAGACATCTTGGCTAAAGGGAGCAAAGACTCCCGAAGCAAAGACAGAACGTAAAGCAATTATTCAAGCAGGTATTCCTGCATTAAAAGTATTAAAGGAAATTCTAGAAGACGAACTAAACAATTTGGAGGATAATGAGTTAAAAAGCGATGTATACAATGCGTCCAATTGGGCGTATCTACAAGCCGATATTAATGGCGCTAAACGAACTTACCGAAAGGTAATTGACCTATTACCAATTGAGGAATCCAAATGAGTGATGAAACCCTTTTTGCTGAAGCCACGGCGACCCCTGAAGCTGCAGCAGTCCCCCAGACACAACAGCCGTCCTTACCAGAGGAAGTTATGGCGTTAGTTGGTACTGGAAAGAAGTACGCAACAGTTGAAGATGCTTTGAAAAGTGTTCCCCATGCACAAACGCATATTGCACGTCTTGAACAAGAAATGCAAGCGCTCAGGGAAAGAGCTGCACAAGCAAAAGCTATTGACGATGTGTACGAAGCATTAGCGGCACGTCAACAGGGAGAGCAACAAGTTACCGCTTCTGCTCCAATTGTAGACGAAAGATTCATTGACGCAGTGCTAGAGCGTAAGCTCGAAGAACAAAAGCGAGCAGAAGAGAAACGAGTTAATTTGAGCAAGGTTAAGGAGTCCCTGACGTCCAAGTATGGTGAGAAAGCCGCTGAGGTCTTCAAGAAGAAGGCTGAGGAACTTGGTATTAATGAAGGCTTTTTAACTGACCTCGCAGCTAAGTCTCCTGTAGCGGCCCTCGAATTGTTCGGGGCTAATGCCAAGGAAAAGGTTGCTACTGCGGTTCCTAGCGGCTCTATCAATCCACAAGCTTTTGTCCAAAACCAACAACCTGCTCCACCTAAAGCTGTAATGGCAGGCGCTTCAACATCTGATTTGTTGAACGCATGGCGAGCAGTTAATCCTCTTAACAATCCATAAGGAAAAAATATGCAACTTACTTCCAATACAGCGGCTTTTATTGAAGCCCAGCAGTATTCGCAGTTCATTCTTGCGAACCTGCACGACGGCCTCCTGCCGTCCACGTTCTACCGTAACGTCAGCGACTTTCCGGCTGGTACTACCCTGAACATCAAGGTCGTTGGCGCTGCCACCGTCCAAGACGTTGAAGAAGACAAAGCCGTCACCTACAACCCGATTGACACCTCGACTGTCACACTGGCTATCACAGACTACATTGGTGATGCTTGGTATGTGTCGGACGTGCTGCGTCAAGACGGCGCTCAAATCGAACAGCTGATGGCTATGCGTGGTGTTGAATCCACCCGTGCCATTCAGGAAGACTTCGAATCGAAGTTCCTGAAAGTTGCTGGTATCACTGCTCAAACCGCTGGTAACAAGAACGCCATCAACGGCTTCGACCATCGCTGGGTTGCTGACGCTGGCGCTGACAACAGCTACAAGATGGGCCTGAGCGACTTCATCGACATGAAACTCGCCTTCGACAAAGCTAACGTTCCGCAAGCTGGTCGTATCGTGCTGGTTGACCCCGTCGTTGAAGCCACCCTGAACAAGCTGGCTGGTGCCACTGTCTCGATGGACAGAAACCCGAGCTTCCAAGGCGTTCTGGAAAACGGCTTCTCGCGTGACCACAAGTTCCTGTTCAACCTGTTTGGCTGGGACATCTACACCTCTTCGCGTCTCCCGACCATCACGGCCGCCGAAACAATCTCGCACAACGGTACATCCGAAACTGCTCCGATTGGCTCGGTTGCCAACGTGTTCATGAACGTGCTGGACGACTCCACTAAGCCGCTTATGGGCGCATGGCGTCAGATGCCGAAGGTCGAAGGCGACCGTAACAAAGACTTGGCCCGTGACGAGTTCGTGACTCGCGCTCGCTATGGCTTTGGTCGTCAGCGTCCGGAATCTCTGGGTGTGGTTCTGACTTCTGCCAGCAACTACTAATAAAGGAGATTTAATATGACTATTCAAGTTATCAATGGCGTTAAAAACTACTACGGCGCTAAAGGCCGTTTTGAAGCCACGCAAGGCGTTCTGGAAACAGATGGCTGCGTGAAAGAAGGCGTGGTTGTCTTTACTGGTGCTAACTATGATTTGGTTTCGTTCAGCCTTCCGGCTGGCGCTACCATCGTGGGCAAGCCGCTGGTTCAAATCACTGAAGCCTTTGTGCTCGGTGGTACAAACCCGACCATCAACGTCGGTGTCTCTGGTTCGCACGGTACTAACTACCTTGCTGAAATCAGCGAAGCCAACGCTGAAGCTGTGGGCACATATGCCTCTGCTGCTCCGGCTGGCACACTTGCTGTTGACGCTCCGCTGGCGGCTGCTGCCACCATCGTGGTGGCTCTGGACGGTACAAGCCCGACAATCACCGCTGCTGGTGAGTGTAAGGTTGTGTTCCAGTATCGCGTTATCTAAGTAGTAAATCGAGGGGCTGGGAATTGGCCTAGCCCCTCTCTTACAGGAATCAATGCCAAATGGCTAAAATGACTCTGCTAGACGTTGTACAAGAAATCCTGTCCGATATGAACTCGGACAACGTAAACAGTATCAACGATACCATCGAAGCGCAGCAAGTGGTACAGATTGCTAAGCGCACCTATTTCAATATGATTAACGAGCGCATTCTGCCACATACGGCATCGTTCTTTAATCTGACAGCTCTCGTCAATCCTGCTAAGCCCACACATGTCCGTATTGAGGATAATGTCATTCGGGTAGAGAGCATCAAATATGACTGTCGCATGACAGAAGCCGACCCAGTGAATCCCAAAGAACTGATATATTTGGTTCCGAAGGACTTTGCTGATTTCGTGATGCAGCGTAATCCTAGCCAAGACACAGTGGATACAGTGCTTGACGTGATGCCGTTGTTCATCATAAATAACTCTGCTCCGACCTACTGGACTTCGTTTGATGACAAAACCATCATCTTCGATAGCTATAACTCGGAGATTGAATCCACTATCCAGAGCTCCAAGTGCTATGCCTATGGCGAGCGTGAGCCTGTGTGGACTGCCACAGACGATTTCATCCCAGACATCCCTGCAAAGATGTTCCCTTACTTTGTCAACGAGACAAAGAGCACATGCTTCTACACAATCAAAGAAGCTCCGCATCAAAAGGTTGAGCAAGCTGCAGATAGACAGCGCAAGTGGCTGTCTGGAGAGAAGTTCAGAGCTGGCGGCAAACGTATTACCTACCCACATTACGGACGTAAATAATGGCTTCTAATAGAGACTTTGTAATTAAGATGTCTAACACATCTTCCAATCGTGTTGTTGCTTATGAGGGAACGTCTGGTGATGTTCCTTGGCAATTGCAAGGAGAATATACAAACACCACTCTTGCAAAGAAGGCAATTGAACGCTATCTGGCAGAAACCAAGCCAGAGTCTGAGCAGAAGATTAAAGTGGAAGAAGTAGCCCCTATCGGAGAGACAAGTGGCAATTCAAAACGCAAACAAAGAGTATAATACATTTGCAAAAGGCATTATTACAGAAGCAAATGCGTTAAACTTTCCAGAAAATGCTTCCATTGATGAAGCAAACTTTGTCCTAAATAGAGATGGTAGCAGACAGCTGCGCCTTGGTATGGACTTCGAAGCAGGATATACAGCCACAGCCGTGCCGTCCATGACGAGTGCGGCTATTGGTGTATCTAGCCATGAGTGGATTAATGCTGGCAACACAGTGGCAAATCAGTTTGCGGTTGTTCAAGTTGGTGATAAGTTGCTTGTGTATAATGCTGCAGCTGCCTCGATGAGCTCTAGCCTGCTGGCTACCATTGATGCTTCCAGTGTTATTGTAGATGAAACAAGAGAGATTCAGAGTGCTTGTGGCATGGGCTTCTTCTTCTTTACGTCAGGAAGCGGCGCTCCTGCGGTGCTTGAGTATGTCGGCACTACAGTGACTATGCGCACGATTGACATTAAGATTAGAGACTTCTTTGGCGTATACGATGGCCTCAAGATAGATGAGCGTCCCCCAAGCCTGTCGGATGCCCATAAATACAACCTGTTTAATCAGGGCTGGGACTTGACAAAGGCAACCGCAGTAGACACCAATAGAACCACCTTCCCATCTAATGCGGAAATTTGGTATGTGTCTAAAGACAGCAACGATGACTTTGCTGCAGGCAAGTTAAGCAAGCTGGATTTCGGAAGCTCTGCTGCTCCCAAGGGTAGATATATCATAGATGCCTTTGCAAGAAGCTCTAGTCGCACATCGCTCAGCGGCGTTACAGTTCCTACAGACACAGAGAACTCTCGCCCAGCCTGTGTGGGCTTCTTCCAACAGCGTGTGTTCTACTCTGGGCTTGATGGCAAACAAATCAGCGCAACAGACACAGCTCCTTCTATGCAAGGCTTTGTGTTCTACAGCCGAATCATTAGAACCCCGCAAGACTTCGGGCAGTGTCACTCAGACGCTGACCCTACAGCTGAGATTGACAACAGCGTGGCAGAGCCTGATGGTGGCTACATTAACATCCCAGACAGCGGAAAGATTTATAAGCTTGTTCCGCTGAATGACGTGATGTATGTGTTTGCCCAGAATGGCGTGTGGGCTATTGCTGGTGGTGACTCTGGCTTTAATGGCGTAGAGCAGCAGGTGCAGAAGATTACAGACTTTGGTGTCGTCAGTGGCAACAGCATTGTCAAGACAGAAGATGCTGTCATGTACTGGAGCAAGGCTGGTATTTATTATCTGGGGCAGGGCGAACAGGGCTTTGGTGCAAAGAACATTTCCCAAGCCACAGTGCAGGGTTTGTTCGTAGCACTTCCTAAAGCCAACAAAGAATATGCAACAGGCAATTACGATGCTGTAAATCGCACAGTTAGATGGCTGTATTCGACAAGCCTGACCTTTGATGGTGTGTCGTATAAGTATAACTTTGACACAGAGCTGATTCTGGACGTAGTGCTTGGTGCATTCACAAAGAATAGCATCACTCCCCTAACTGGTGCATCCCCATACCTTGCTGGATATATCACAACTCCAGACCTAATTAGTGCCGCCGACCTTGGTAGTAGCATTACAAAGTATTTGGTGTTGTACTATGAGGCTGGCTCCAGCATCCCCAATGTAACATTTTCCCACTACAGGGACGATGGGTTTGTAGACTGGAAGAGCTTTAATGGTGTGGGCAGATACTTCGAAGCCTACCTGCTGACAGGGCATGAGACGCTTGGAACCTCGATGGTTAATAAGCAGGCTCCGTACATCATTACGCATTTCAAACGCACTGAAGACATCGTGGAATCCGTAGGCTCTGGTGGTGCTGTGGAGTATGACGACCCAAGCTCCTGCATTCTGCAGAGCCGATGGGACTTCTCTGATAGCGCGACAAGTGGTAAGTGGGGCCCAGCCACGGAAGTGTACCGCCTGAATAGGGCATTCATCTTGCCTGTAGCAGGACAACCAATTGACTATGGACATAGCGTTGTAACTACAAAGAATAGACTTACTGGTAGAGGCAAAGCACTGTCGCTTAGATTCAGCAGCAGCGATGGAAAGAACATGCACATCTTAGGGTGGGCGATTCGATACTCTGGCAATACGGTGGTTTGATGAATATTGTTCCATTTGACTTAGAGCATTACGAAGACTGCTGGTTAATGGGTCTTCAGTTCTTAGAGACAACGCAATACAAAGACCAAACTCCAGACAAGGCATCTGTCTATTCTACTTTCAATCAATGCAGGGCTTCTAAGCTGTCCTTCGTAGCTGTTGATGAATACGACAATCCAATAGGCATGATTCTTGCTGTAAGAGATATGTTGTGGATTAACCATTCGCTAACTAGAAGCCAAGAGGTTATGTGGTGGGTGGATGGGGACTATAGAAATACAACCGCAGGAATGCGCTTGATTAAGGCATACGAAGCTGCTTGTAAAGAACAAAACCTTCTGTATACAGGAATGAGTCTTCTTAGCACATCTCCAGAGCAACTAAACGATTGGCTAGACCGAAAAGGATATGTTAAAGTGGAAACAAGTTTTATTAAGGAGAACACATAATGGCTGTAATTACAACGGCAGTAGCAGCAACCGTAGCCGCTGTAGCGACTGTTGGGCAAGCGTATGCCGCAAATAAGGCTGCAGGCCAACAACAGAAAATGGCTAACATTCAGAATGCCCGTGAGCGTGTGCAGGCTTTGAGAGCCATGCGTGTTAGACAGCGTTCCCTCGAAGCACAGGGCGTTGCATCTGGAACTGCGGGTGGCAGTGCCGTCACTGGGGCTATGGGAGCTGCAGCCAGCTCTACAGCGGGTGCTATTGGCTATCAGGGAGCATTGCTCGCTAATGCCCAGCAAATCACTAACTGGAATAACATGGCTACTGGCTTCGGTGCATTAGCGTCTGTGGCTGGAACAATTGCCCAATACCCGAATATGTTTAGTGGTGGTGGCTCGAAAGCGCCTGCCTCAGTTCCAGCGCCTACATCGGCAACTATCAATACAGGGTCTAACTTTGCAGGATACGCATAATGAATGATGAACAAATGCAAGAAGAGGAGTTGGTACAAGACGTACCAGTTCCCGAAAGCGTTTTGAATGAAGTTGCCCCAGAGCAGGAGTTTGCAGTTCAGGAAGTAGTGATGCCTGTTCGTGTAAAAACTAAAGAAGAGCTTGACATCCTGAAGCAACTCGATTACATCAAACAGTCTGCTAGTAGAGGCCTTGGTGTTGAGAATGAGTTCCTTGGTGGAACACCAGACATTCTGCTGGAAGCTGCGCAAAGCGAGGACAAGGCCACTGCAATTAAAGCACTGCAGGCAATTGCCATTAGCTTTGACTATACGCCGGAACAGCGAGCCGCAGCCTCACAGATGGCCTACGACTATGGAACATCCAGCGGCCCAGACGCTCCCCTAATTGACAAGGGTGCAAGCATTGTTAAATATGCTGCTGAGAATGAACTGATTGAAGACGGCTCCATTGACGAGCGACAAGACATTGTGGAAGCATTCCGCAATGGCGACTCTGTGCGTCAAACAAACATTGAAATGAGCTTGGATAGCACAAGAGACTTGGCTGTGTTTAGGGAAGCTGTTGCTAAGGGCGGCGTTAAATACGGCCTGTCTATCCTTACAGACATGATTAATGCCCGTTCAAAGTTAATCAGCGCAGACACAGCAGCTGGCTTTGTGCCCGCAACAACAGAGCTTTCCACGGATAACTTCTATAGACAGCTCTCCAGAACCACTCCTGAGATTGGGGTTATTCTTGACAAGTATGGCGCTATCGGAAGCGTCATCGACAGAGGACGTAGAGACGCTGACATCCTTACGGCAGTGTCTAAGCTTCCAGAAGCTAAGTTAATTGTGCTTGCGGAAGAAGTCATTAAGCTGATGAATGACAGCACCCTAGACTCCGTGCTTGACCACGTTAATGCCGACGTTGTGGACATTCTGTTTAGGCGAATTGTTGACCCGAAATCGGGACAGTATACGCTGCAGGACATCATGCAGGCTGAGGGCGTGGGTGCTACTATTGGCACTGCTATGCGAACCCCTGCTGCTGAGTGGATTGGTAGGGAAATCATAAGACCTGCCTTTGCTATCCTAGACTATCTGCCTGCACTGGGCGTTGCCAAGAGTATTGTTGTTAATTCAGCCAAGCGCATTTTGCCGCAGATGAAAACAACATCACGCTTCATGGGCATTGTTCGTCCTAAAGCTTCCACAGACGTGGCTATGGCTGCTGCTCAGAGCGATGAAGCTGCTGTAGCAATGGGCTATGCCTCGCGTGAAGAGGCTCTGCTGAGAATGATGCCATCGGAAAGAGGCTTCTTTGAGTCTCCTGATGTTGCCTATAATGTGCAACAGAAAGTGCTTGCTGATGGTTTGTTCAGAAAGCGCATGATGGAAGAGCTGTTCTCTGTCTCGCATACACCTGTCAACATTGCTGACCCTGAGAAGCTTGTCGATGGCTACATGAACGAGATGAAGGGCGGCTCTATTGTGCCGCACACGAGCTACACTAGCATCACTGCTAAGGATGGCATTTTTGAAGTTAATGGCGTGTTCGGGAAGACGGACACAGAAGGGTATAAGTCTGCAGCCGAAGCTACATCCACCACTAAGAAGTTCTTTGGCAACGTCCCCGTAGTGACAATCTTTAGGAAGCGCACCACTGGGCAGATGATTCACCCAGAGGATGAGGCATATAAGAGCTTGCTAAAGGACGCAAAGAAGAATCCATCAGAGTATGATTGGTGGGCTCGCATTGATGTTAAACAGCCCACATGGAGCGTAGAAAGCTCTGTCATTGCTGACACATCTACAAACATAGTGGGTAGAGTGCTTAGTGGCGATAACGTATTGAGCAGAAACTTCACGGCTGGCTTGTCGCAGCTGGTGAGCAGCGATGTCCTCAGTAAGGGTACGTATGCCGCAGGCACTAGCAGATTTGCCACAACACAGTTTAACAAGCTTCTGGGCTTAGAGGGCGTTGCCCCCAAAGAGCGCCAGTCACTGTCTGCTATTTTGTATAGACAGAATAGAGAGCGTGATGGCAGTCTTCTGTCGAGTAAGCAGCTGCGTGAAGCTGGCATTACATCCCTTGATGGGCAGGCAGCATACTTCAACACTAAAATCACACTTGACAATGTAAAGCGTCTTGTGGATAACAACTTTGCAGAAAGCCTTACAAGAGAGGGCTTCAAGGACGTTGTTGGTGCTGATGGTGTTCGAGTTGGCTTTGGTAAGCCTGTCGCAAGTGGAAACCTTAGAGTCGATGCTTCATATAATGTTAGGCTTGTGGATGCTGGCAAGGATGATGTCATCACTGTAACAGGCTCACAGCTTGACAACATGGCTAAGAAGGGCTTCTCATTATACGAGAATAAGATTGCTCAGTTTGCTAAACGCACTTCAGATGAGGTGGATGTAGAGACTACGCACATCCTTGTGTCCAATGGCATTAAGGATGCGCAGGTGAGGAACATCATGGCAGACGGCGTAGTTCCGTACTCCTTGGGCTACACGCCTGAGATTCGCACAGGCCGTGTTGCTATTGAGGGCACGTCTGAGTCTGGTCGTAAGCACGTAATTGGCTTTGTTGACACAATCTCTGAGGCCAAGGTTGTTGTAAACAGACTGAAGGCCGACCCCAAGATGGCTAAGAAGTTTCCTAACGGAATCGGACAGAACATCTATAAGGGCATGACCCACGACTACCAAGCCGTAGGCAAGAGAGAAACTTACGAGAATCTCAATGGTCTGGTGTACGGGCAGAAGGGCGATGAGATTCAGAACTTCTCCGGCATTAATGGCGATGCAACGATGCTCGACCCGTTGGAAGCCGTGGAGCACATGACATCCATGCTGGCACAACAGTGGACTAAAGGCCGTCACATTGAGTATTCGGAAGGCTTGGCTACGTCATTCGCTAACAAGTGGAATCTGTTGAAGCCTAACGTGTCCGTTGCTAGAACTGCGGATGACTTGGTGGAACGTAGCTCCCTTGTTGGAGATGAGGTTACTGCCCATAAGCAACTTACAGGCTATCTGATGCACATTGAGGCTCAGAGAATCGCACCTGATATGGTGGATAGGACTGCCTCTGCTGCGTGGTCGGCTGCTGCTAACTGGGCTGCTGAGAAACAGATTCCTTTCTTGGGAAGGCTGATTGAAAAGGCTGCAATTAAACAAGCGCAGAATCCCACAAATCTCTTGCAGGCTGTCACTCGCTTTAACTACTTCACTAAGATTCGTACCAATCCGCTTAAACATCGGATTATGAACATATCGTCTGCATTAGTTAATATGGCTAATCCTACGGCTATGGCTAAGGGTCTGAAGCAGCGGTCTGCGTTTAATGCGGCTGTGGACTTTGCAGAGAGCACTACGCTGTCTGCCAAGCAGATTGATGAGGCGTTGATTCCTACAGCAAAGCAGTTTGGTGTGTCTGTAGCAGAGCTTAAGGAACTTGTCAAGGCCTACCGCGAAGGCGGTGTGTACAATGCTGCTGATAATAACATCTTGTTCAGAAACTCTCTGGAAACAGAAGCACAGCTTGTCGAAATGCGAGCCTTGAATGGAAGCTACAAAGGCGGCGACAAGATGGCAAAGCTGGACGCTATGTGGCAGAACATGAACAAAGCCCTTGGTGAGCTTGGCGATGTGGCTGGTGAGCGTGAGGCAATGCTTACTACGTTCCTGACACAATACAACGTGCTGAAGGGGCAGAAGGGCTTCAACATCATGTCGCAGGCTGGCAAAGAACAGCTTGTTGCTAAGACGATGGTGCTGTCAGGCAACATGGTGAGTGAGGGTGCTCTTGCTATGCAGAAGGGCATGTTCAGAGCGATGTTCCAATTCCACTCCTACTCCGTTAAGATGTACTGGAATGCGTTGGCTCCTAAGTGGCTTGGCGGTAGTAGGCTTCTGTCTGCTAAAGACAAGTATGGCATGGTTGCTACACAGCTCTTGATGTTTGGTGCTGACGCAGTGGTGGGCGCTAGAAGCGCAGCTGCAAGCTTGGCATCTGAGTGGGCTAACGACTCCACCCTGTCTGACCAAGAGAAGCGTGACAGAAACGAGTTCTTAGTGTCGTCTGGTGTTCAGAGGCTTGTCGAGAACGGCGTGATTGGCATGTTCTTAAACAACTACCTGAAGTCCTTCTATTACGCTTGGGATGACAAGGAGCAGGATGGTAGCGAATATGCTGACTTCGATTTTGCTGGCTTTATGTCCGTGACTGGCGGCGCTTCTATTGTTGAGAATACATTTAGAAACGTAATGAAAGGCTTTGGCGAGTCTGCGTTAATCATGTCTTCCGTGGGTGGAACCGAGGGCTGGTGGCCTGCAGCTAAGTCTGCCGTGGGCACTATGTCTACTGCATACCTTGGCGTGAATGGTAAGACCCCGAAAAACATCATGGACAGCATCATGTCTATTGGTAGAATCACGGGCTCTGCGTATCGTGGAGAGGAGCCTATGTGGTCGCCTGCCAGAGCTACGCTAAGAGCTACGCTTGAGCACACTGTCGCAGGTTCTAGGCCGTTCATCAACCTGCTCGTCAGTAAGCGTTACGGACAAGAGATTGCCAATGGCAAGCCTCGTAACAGGGCGTTTGAAGAGGGCCTGAACGGACAGTTGAAAGCATTCTTTGGTTTACAGACATTGGATGAGAAAGAAGCCTATCGCTTGAACGAAGCGATGAGAAACTTCAATGCTAAGAATTACTACGGCTCTTCTGGCTATCAGATGGAAATGAAGAAGGCTGCTAGAAGCTATGTTGATGGCATTGTAAAAGACTTGTCCTACCTCGCAACAGACACTGGTGATAGGGCAATCTCGCTGAGAGAGGCTACCTTGGAAAGACATGGCAGACTTCTGGCAAGCGAGCTAGCGTCTATGGACACCGCGGATGCTATTGAGTATGAAGCAGCAATCAATCAGGCTCTTGACGATGCAATGAGCAAAGAGAGCATTGAAAAGACAGTGATTGAGAACGCTCTTGGCATGATGGGCAATGACGTGGCTTCCTATAAAGACTTCTCCTACATTAAAGAAATTATGGGAGAAAGCACTTTGATAAGAGAGAATCCGCAGGCTTTGGACAGTTATATCGGGTTTATTAATAAGTGGGTTGAAACAACCTTTGGAGATTACGAATAATGGCAGCACCAACTAACTACCGCACAGAAGCCGTTGAAATCGGAGCAAACACATACAGCAAGCCTGTTCAGACAGGCATTGGTCAAGTGTTGGGAGGTTTGTTTGAAATGGCAGGCCAAGCCGAACAGAAGCGAGCCCTTGGAGTGGAACAGCAAGAAGTTGAACAAGCTCGTTCAGAATTCTTTGGAGAGATGACACAGGCACAGAAAGACTATGCTGACATCACCTCTGCTAAGATGTCTGGGCAGGAATACACTCCTGAGCAACAAGCCGTTCTTAATAAGTATGGTTCAGAAACTGCTATCCTGCAGGCTGCCGTGGAGCAGGGAGCTCTGAAGTATCACCAGTTCCGCACGAGGCAGGAAGGGCTGTTGAGAGACTTTAAGAGAGACCGTCCCGACTTGGCTGCTGAGGCAGATAAGATGTATGCTGGCGCTTTAGGCTTCGATGTGCGTGGCGCAGCTATGGACTATTACAACTTCTTGTTGGACAAGTCTGAGAGTAAGGTGGCCCTTGCTAATGCGCAAGCTAAGTCTGCTCAAGACTCTTACAAAGACACCGTAGGACTTACAAAGCAGCTTATTGAAATGCAACCTACGGACATCCAAACCCCACTGATGGAGCAGTTCATTCGCATCCAGTCTAACGTGGCACAAGGAACCATGTCTGTAACGGCTGGTCAAGAAGCCATGAACAGCATTACGGAGACGTACAGAACTACTGCGTCACTTACTATTGCCGACGCTAATCTGAAAGTAAGCAATACATTTACCTCTGTTCAAAATCAGGCAAATTCAATTGTGTCTGCAGCGTCTTCTGGTCAAATTAGAGTTGGGCCGGACGGAAAGCTTGACAGTGCTGCTTTGGAAAACCTTAACAAGCTTGAGGCAGAAATCTTTGCAATTGAAGATTATGCAGCCAGAGTTGAGGCCACGTCTCCTGCGATGGCTGATGCTTACAGAAGCAAAGCAAAGTATTTGATGGAGCGAGTGCAAGAGGCTAGAACAGCAGGTACGGCTGAGGCTCTGGTGAAGAATGCCAAGTCTATCTCTGAGCTTAGTGCTCTGCAGCTAAACATTACGGATGAGTCGATGCTCTTGGATTTGTCCAAGCTGTTCTACAATAAGCAAGAAGACCGAGATGCTTGGGTGAAGTCTGTGGCTCCGTCCGTCATCGTTGGTAAGTCGCTTCAGCAGCAAATGATGGGTGGTGCTACTCCGTGGACAGTGAAGTTTCCGCTTGGAGTTACTGACAAGCTCAGTGGCACTGTGGTTAATAAGCTGTTTAATCAGCTGGGTGTAACGGCGGCTGGAGAATCCGGCAAGGTTGTTCCTGTGCTGACAGATTCCCTGTACTCCTACGGAGCTCAGAGGGTAGATGGTAGCAACAGAGTTGTTGCTAGGTCGCCAGAAGAAATCTTTAGCTCATCTGGCTCGCTGTATGCGTTTACGTCTCCGGCATTTGCGGACTCTAAGCAAGCTAAGGCCATGCTGTCTCTGTCCAAGCAAGAGCGAACTGAGATTGCGTATGGTATTGCTATGAATCTTGATAGATATAATGAATACGTTGTGGCTGCTGCGAGCAAGGATAATCCTAATATTGCTAGGAAGGCCGTCAGGTCATCGCAGTTGCTCGATATGATTGAGACTGGTAAGGCTACTGCGAATGTTGGCTATCAAGTGGCGCATTCCTCTGTAGACAAGAATCTGCTTGCTTCTTTCGATTCTTATGGAAGCGAGGCGGCACGTACATGGGATTTTGTTAAGAGGCTTGTTCAATGAGTGAAGCTATGAGAGACTGGGGGGCTACATTATTTGGAAGCAGGGAGCAGCAACAAGCTAAGCCAGCTACAGCCGAAACTGGTGGATGGCACAGCAGGCTGTTTGGTAGCAGAACAGTGAATAAGCCGACTATGCCTATGTCACGGGGAGGAGCTAGAAACAAAGGGGAGTTCCAGTTTAGCAGGGGTGATTTCCGTGGAAACATTCAGAAGCTCCTTACTAAAGCCGAATCTCCAGACTACGTAACTGCTGCTGGTGGGAAGAAAGTACCAGAGATTAAGCGGATGACGGTAGAGCAGATAGGCAGCAGGTTTGGGAACAAGGCTCTTGGTAGGTATCAGATTCAGTATGAGACCGCTATAGACGCATTGAATAGAGCCAACATAGACCCGTCAAGTTATGTATTTGATGAGGCAGGACAAGACAGAATCTTTGATTTGCTGTTGACACAGCGTGGTAAGATTAACGACTATAAGGCTGGTAAGATAGGCAAGGAAAAAGTAGCGTACAACCTGTCTACGATATGGGCTGGACTACCAAAAGACCAGTCAGGAAAGAGTAGGTACGAAGGCGTTGGAGATAACAAGGCGCATGTTGCATGGAACGATGTGTTACGTGCATTAGACTAAAAGAAAAGCCCCTCGAAAGAGGGGCTATTTTTATTCAATCTGTTTTAGGAACACAACCTCCACAAGCCTAGCATCATCACCCTCTCCGAAGTTATTCTCAAGAAGCCTGCTGTGCTTTACACTAGATGTAAATACAAAGGCAGTTCCCTTCTTCATGTGGATGGTTACAATAGGCTTCCCGTCATTGCCGTACAGCCTAGTCCCGCAGTCGGGATGGTCGGACAGGAACAACAGGGCCGTTAGGTCTGCATGCGCCTCGTCAGAGTGTATGTAGTTGGGCTCTATCTGTCCCTCTGGGCTCTTCCTAGCAAAGTGAGCAACCTCCTCATACGCTGGGAGAAAGCCCTGTAGGCAGGTGGAGAACAGCGTAGGGCCAAGCTTTGCTATGTTATGAAAAGCTTGTCCATGTCCAAAGTCCCAAGTCTGGAATTCGTTAGCCAGAATAGAGGCCTTATACTCATCCATGTCTGGGGCTACTGGGTCTAATACAATATAACAGTCTCTCATTTCTTATCCATCACACTATATCCTCCGTGGTTTTTCATCCATAGCCCTTTGTAGTCGTGGGCTATGCTAATGTCTACAAACTTAACCCTATCGCAAAGGACATGACAAGCAGGGCATTCGCCCTGCTCATCACTCTCTGCCATTGGGCGACTTAATTCAAATCGCCCGTGCTCTTGACAATCGTAACTGTAGATAGCCACTGTCTGCTCTCCTTATATCTCACAGTTAGAGCCGACACACGCAAGGGTTTGGCTACCTTCTGTATTGTCTTCGGACTCAGTGAATTGTGACCAGTCGATTGTTGGCATTGATGACCGAAGTGCCTCATACTGCTCAGCCGTAATCTCCTCGTAGGGAGCTTGCTCGTATGTATGCTCAAGACGGGGCAGGAATGCCACGCCACTCACTTCATCGAAGTGCTTCCAAACCCACGCACCCAGCTCCATGTACTCATCAGCTCCGTAGTAGACAGTGATGGAAGGCTTATGCTCACACCAATTATCTTGGATGTGCTTCCAGTATTCCATCTGCTGAATAGCCGTCAGGCCATCCTTGCACACAGCACCATCTGGTGACTTCTGAGGGAAGCTAAACACAGCCGTGTTCGGGCTCACCTTGTCCATCTCCCACGGAACGCCTTGGCTTGCCAAGAACTGCGTCAGAGGGTCGTTGATGCTGTTTCTTACACGGCGTATGTAGAAATCACTAAAGCGAGGATGCAAGCCGCTAGCAGAGTCAACGAGTTGTGAAACTGTTCCCGACGGCTTGACGCAAGTGATTGCCGCAGACTGATTGATTCCAAGTCTATCTGCCCAGAGCTTGTTGACTTCGACTGCGTGTTGCTTGAGGGCTTCGAGTTGGTCTGAACTTTCATAATACATATCCTTTAATGGGCTGTCCATGAGGCCAGTGAAGCTAACGCCTAACAATGCCTCTTCCTCTGTGTTGCGCTTCCAGATGCTCCGCAGGTAGCGGAAGTCTGTGAATGTAGCCTGTATCGTACCAAGAATCGTAGCCAGCTCCACCTTGCGCTTCAGGCTCTCGAAGGTGTCGCCAGCCCTACACACCACCTCAGTTAGATTACAGAACTGATAGGGACGTAGGATGATTTCACTGCAAGGGTTAGTGCCGAAGTCGTGATTGGTGTCGCGCCGTCCGTTCTTACCTGCTTGCTTCTTAGCTGCAATACGATTGAAAATACCACGCTCACCAGACTGACTCTCGTACATAGCTTGCCATTCCTTCATGAATGCCAGCATGTCCGGCTTCTCTGTGTAGCACACGCTGTTGTTAGCCAAGCTACGCTGTGGGTTGTTCTCCCACCACGCACCACTCTTAGCGTGGCGCATACGGTCGTCTGAGAGGTTAGACAGGCTAATCAAAGCCGAGCGTCGCACACCACCAACAACCACAGTTTCGCCAATCTTGCACATTATGTCATGGCATTCAATGCTGGTAAGCTTACGTCCTACCGCGCCTTTGAAAGTTTTAACACAGAACTTAAAGAGGGAGATGAGAGGCTCAGGGCCAGAAGCTCGTCCTCCAAATACCTTAAGTCGTGCTCCAGCTGGTCTAACCTTGTCCACATCCCACTTTGGAACTTGTCCTGCGTAGAGCATGGAGATAAGTTCTTTGAACGCTTTTGCCCATCCAAGTTTAGAGTCCTCCACAACGATAGTAGTGTCTGTGTCGTGCATCTCGTCAGAGACCGTAGGAAGCTTAGATATGTCCTGACGCTCGACAGTAAAGCCCACGCCAGTGCCGCACATGAGGATATACATAGCCTCATCAAACGCTCGCGGATGGTCGCAGGGAATATAGCTACAATTAAATAGTGCAACATTGTCACGCTCCAGAGCCTTGCCAGCTGTCATCAATCCGCGCATGGAGGGCATCACTTCCATGTTCAGGATTGCTTTCCGAATCTGGTCAGCAACGTCTTGCTCTACCTTGCTACCAACCACATTCTCCATGTAACGCCCTACCGTCTCTTCCCACGTCTCGCGTCGTCCCTTGTCCTCAAGGTATCGGGCATATCTGCTCCGATGAATAAATTGCTGATAGTCGTTCATTAGAATCCTGCAAAAGTGAGAAACACATTGAATGCAACACCTGCAAGGATAGCGCCAATCAACACAACACCATACCAATAAATGCCACCCAAAATATTACCAATAACCGTCGTCTTCTTTGTCATAGTCTTCTCCGTGACTCGTAATAAAGCCTAAATTAAATGCAAGGTCGAGAAAGTCTTTCTCAAATGCTTGCGCTATGTCCATCATGGAAAGCTCTAGGAGCCCGACAACTTCGTCGGGCTCATAGGCAGACTCCACTCGCTCCACAATTTCTTCGAGGAAATCAGGGTCTTTCATGCTAGTCCTTATGCAACAAGGCGGTAGGCTGTGATGCCTGTTCGGGTTGTGGTACGCTGCACGTTCAGGTTGTGCACCTTGCGAATGTCATCAATGATGGCATAGACGTTAGGGACGCTGAAGCGAGAAGAAATCTCACGGACAGTCAGGCTGCGCTTACGCAGAGCATTGATGAGCTTTTGGATTTTAGTCTGTTTCATTTAGAGTTTCCTTTAGGTTTAGATTGAGTTGATACGGTTTTCTTTCGGGGTTTTCTCACAACTTTCTGAAGCTTTACTCCACTTGCCGCAGTCTTGACACTGGTATCGCTGTTGTCGTCCCACGGCGGTAATAGCAAATCCTCGATGTTGGAGGCTCTTCGAACCGCAGTTTGGACATACAGCAGAACCGCTGTGATGGCTACGGTTAGGATGATTAGCAATCCAAGGTAAAACGATGTCATACACTTTCTCCAGTAATACTACGTCTTGTTTGTTGTAAGTCTCCATGAGCTTCTGAGCTTTCTTGTTGCCATCCATGACATCAAGCCACATCTGAAACCCGTAGTGGTCGGTCTTACTACCTAGCCCAAGCTGTTGTGCAACGTGGTCTAGCTTGTTACTTGCGAACCTAAACTTGTTTTTAACGGTACGATAAAGGTCAACGCTCTTGTAGGGGGCAGGTGGTCTATATCCAGTTAGCAAGAACTCTTTGTTGAGGGTGGGCAGGTCGAAGCGATTCCCGTTGTAGGTAACGATTGCATCTGCCTCCTCAATAACATTATACATGTTTTCCAACATGCCGTCAACACCATCTGTCCATTCAGATGTAAAATTTGTCTTCCGTTCACCAAGCCACTTGTATGCAGAGCATAGCACACGACTTGTATCTTTCACTTGGCTCAAGCTGATGTTTTGCTTGAACAAACCCCACGCATATACGCTGTGTGGGGATGTCTCAATATCAAGCAGAAGGATTTTCATAAGACTCCACAAGTTTGTTTAGATACCATTGGGCTTTCTTGAGACTCTCAAGACGGCCCTTGTAGTTCTCACGCCACAGATACTTCAGGATGTTGCCCTTGAGCATGCCCTGATACTCTGCCTTGGTGAGCATAGCTTCTATTGCGGTAATACATTCTATCTTGCCCTGCCTGTAGTGGGGAGGGCCATTCACCATGTCAGGCTTGTGCTCATGTTGTGGATGCTCTGCCCGTTCATGTGGCATGTAGCCAAATGGCGGAAACTTAGCAGCTGGTAGTTTATCAGTCATCTTTACTCCGTTCTTCCTTTGTGATGATTTTGTGACATTGCTTACATACGGTACGTAGGTGTTCAGCACCACAGAACAAACGCTCAACAAACTGTGGCAAATCTTCATAGGAACGCAATGTTCCGCATGGGATTAAATGGTCAACTTCTACGTCTTTCTGCAAGCTCCAAGTCTTACACACATCGCATTGATACTCCCACTTGGCTCGTGGGTTAAGCAATGCCTTGCGCTTTGCTGCATTTAACACTTGAAACTTAACTGGATAGCGACTCCACTTGGAACGCAAGCCGCTACGTATAAAGCTCCAGAACTGGCTGTTGCTCCACAAAGGCCAGTGCTTAAAGTCACCACTAGGCTTTGCTCGCTTCGCCATTAATTCACCGCCCTAAGCTTTTCCTTACGCTTAACACGAAGCTCAAGTTCCTCAATGATACCAAGGGCCAGTGTCACCAGCACCTCTGTGGGAACATCTGCCAGATTCTGCATGTCTCCCGTATCAATTTCAAATTCATCATTCATAAATATCCTTTGTTAAAGTGGTGCTCCGTGAGAGACTTGAACCCCCGACCTGCCGCTTACAAGGCGGCTGCTCTACCACTGAGCTAACGGAGCAATTGGTGCGACCACAGGGACTCGAACCCCGAACCCTGAGCTTAGAAGGCTCATGCTCTATCCCGTTGAGCTATAGCCGCGAAAAGTGCTCCTCCCAAGTTTCATCTGTCCTAATCCATACGAGCTTTGCTTGCTTGTCCATCAAGTCAATGTCGCCCTTATAGGCTTCATCTAAAACATACTGGAACATGTCACGCTCGTTCCGCATTTCATCCAATGGCTCAAGCAATCCCTTTGTAGCCTTACGCCCAAACAGACGATAAACTCCAGAGATATTGTCCGTAGCATCACCAGTGATTAGTTGCTTGTAGAATATCCGTAAGCCGTCAATCTCTGTGGTGAAGTACATCCCTTTCTCTTTGTTCTTCGGACTCCAGTTGTAATGCCAACCTGCAATCATGTCAAGGTCTTTATCCTTGCTTATGATAACTGTACTAGCTGGCTCTGCCTTGGCTTGATGTCTACCTAGCTCATCGTCTGCTTCCTCACCCTTGCTAACGCTGCATGGATGATGTTGCTCAAGATACTTTCTAACGCTGTCATAGTGGTAGGGCTTTGCTGCATCCTTACGGTTAGCTTTATAATCAGGGCTAACCTTGTATCGGAAGTTGTCCTTGCCTGTTAGGAACACGATGTATTCCGTTGCCTCTGTAGCTTCACAGAGGCTTCGGATTGTTTCTTTCACACCGTTAAGGCAAAACTCTACAGGCTCTGCTTCAATGCCTTGCTCTTTGGCAGCAGCATCTGAGGCAAACCCACAGGAGTACACTAAGATGTCACCGTCAATGAGAGCCTTCATTAGAAGCCGTCTTCTTCGTGGATTGGGCTGTCTTCTTCAATCTCACCAGTTGCGCTGTACTTCGTGAACCCTTCGGCAAGGCGCAGGACAAGGCTTTGAGAAGACCACACATCACTAACACCAGAGGCCACCACCAGCGCCGTAGCGTGAGCCAGAGCGTTCTGACGCACAATGATGAGGTCACGACCACCAGTGGCAACAACGCCACCGCCAGAAGAAACAGGATTGGACGCTCCTGCCACAACATTCACAGCTCCTTTAATATTACGATACTTGCCAGTCTTATCCGGCTCCCAATTGAACGTCACGTTGTCTCCGGCATTCACATTACCTACTGGATTGAACGAGCCATACCAGTCACCATTAACCTGAAGACGCTTACCATCTTTAACTGCCTGTACCACACCAGTAACTACTGCCATTTATTGCTCCTTAGTTAGTTCGGCCCACGATGGGCCAGTCTCTACATCAATGTTAAACTCCAACGGCACTTCAATTCCGAACCGCTTGGTAAGAAGCATTGGAAGCTCCTTACACATATTATACAGCACTTTCTTACAGATTGCAACACTCTCCTCACTATCACAGTCAAACATTACGCTATCATGTACACTATTGATAAATAAGATATTTGTGAACATGTATGGCAGCAGCTGTCTCATAACCTGAGACCGATACAACGCCATAACATCGCCAGTACTGAACCCTTGGCAGGGGTAGTTCTTCATTTCTGTTGGGGAGAAGCTGGGGTCTTTCTGCCAGTTTCCCATAGGGTCGTATTCATAGAACGAATAAGCTCTACCAGAAGGGCTTCGGTATGTTCCAACTCCTCTGGGGTAGCCTCCTTTAGTATGCCCCTCAACTCTGCGAGACGCAACGACACTCTCCCTAACGTAGTCTTGCCATCGTTTGACATCTTTGTACCTCTCGTAATATTGCTCGATAAACTTCTTTGCTAGGTTAATGTGAATCTTGTTCTGCTCTGCCATGTTGCGAGCGCCAGAGCCATACTGCAACTGGAAGCTCAGCATCTTGGCAAGCTGTCGTTGTTGCTTAGTGACTGCACTCTCTGCAATGCCAAGCAACTCAGCAGCACGAACAACGTGCATGTCCCGTCCTGATTTAATGTCGTCAATAAGCTGTCGGTCTAGGGATAGGATAGCCAAGCCAACAACTTCTAGCTGAGAGAAGTCGGCGTTGACAATCTTGCCATTCTCAAACCTAGTGGTGAAGCATTCTTTGATACGGCTCATTTACGGGGCGTCCTTATAAACCTCATCGTTGTACTGCTGGCTTCTTATAATCGGCTCAACTACCTTTGTCATGCGAGAAACAACAGCCCTTTCGATTGCCCTCATTGATTCAATGGTATCTACTGAATGGTTTCGCACAATATGAAGCAGCTCATCGTCAGTCATTGGTACATATTGCATATTATTCTCCTTTAGAAACATTTTGTAGGTTGGGTTGTGTGCAGCTCTGTCGTCCTGTTCGTGTAGCACAGTGTTGGAAGTTAGGGCGAATCATCCCATCATCCCACACAAGCTTGGTGTAGCCATCGTAGTATGTCGATAAGTCTTTGTGCATCTCGCGGAAGTCTTGCAAGTAGCCGATGAACTGCCCTACTGCCCAATTCTCAGGATTCTCATTCTCAAGAATCCACTGCAACACTTGGTCACTCACGCTGTCCTGAAACAATTCCTTAGCCTTGGTCTTGGTGACGGGGCTCAGGATGCCGTCAAAGTCAATCGTATTGACCTGCTTCTTGAGCTTAACCTGACCCTTCTTGATGCCACTCTTGTACACACCGTCCTCTACCTTAGTGTCCCACTCAAACGTACCGCCGAACAGGACAGTGGAAGCTTCCTTGTTCTTGGTGGGGGTGAAGTACTCGAAGCCAGTCTCACTCTTGACAAGCCAGTGCATCTTTTCCTGAACCTCAAGCAAGGACACACGAAGCTCGTCACTAATCCCTGCGCATTTATCTAAATCAAAGTGCATACCTGCATTCTCCATGATGGTGGTACAAAGTATATCATCGCCCTTGATGAAACACAAGTCCTTCATTGTCTTGTCCATAGCCTTAACCTGTAGCCTAGCAAGCTGCTCAGTCACGCTAACGTCATGCTCAAGGTACTCCGTCAGCTCGTCAATCGGAATGTCCTCAGTACGCATGCCTGAGTTCCAGTATGCCTTAATCTTGTCAGGCTTCACAGGAAGCCCGTAGAGCTCACAGCAGCCATCCAAGCTGGGGTATATCATTGACTGTCCAGATATGAGGTACTGAGCCTGCTGAGCGTCCCACACACGTATTACATCCTTGTATTCCACCAACAGCTTGCGGAACTTCTCATACCGCAGCAGATAGGCGAGGTCGAAGCTGATGTTAAACCCACACAACACGATGTAGTCGTGGTCACTATACAGCCACTCGACAAGCTCCATAGTCAGGTCGTCTACACTTCCTGTGCCAACGGCATTGTTGCCAGCTTTCCAACCTGCAAGTACAACGCTGTTGCCAGAGTAGTGAGGACTACCAGACATACGCCCCTCATCCTTGCAGTTTACAGATGTTTCTAAGTCTAAAGTAAAAAGCATACTAATCCTATATTATATTAAAAGCTATATATTTATATATATATATATTATATATAAGAGCTTCTAAAAGCATTATACAAGCTAAAAACAAGTCTGTCAACTGTTGTAGTCAGCCCATGCTTGGTCTGCCAAATAGTCATCATTGTCCTTGTCGTGGTTGCAGACCTCACGTTCCACCCACCATTCCTTAAAGGAATCAAGCTCATGCGGCTTCATCTCAAAGTAAACTATCATGTCTGGAACAAGGTCTTTCCAGTCCTTGTCGTCAAACTTCTCTGCATAAGAATCCTCTAATGTATAGTCTTCGGGGCTATCCCATCGTGTACTCATTCTTTGAATCTCCCAATCTCAGGTTGAATTTCAATCTCGAAACGTCCGTTCCGAAACGCTTGGTTGTTGCCGTCTAGCTTGTTCTTTGGAACATACAGATACCGCTTGTTGCCTTCCTCTGGCAATCGTCCGATGGTGATGATAGCGTCAGCCTCACCCTGCACACCAGTCTTAGAGCCATACAGCTTGCTCATATCAATCCACTTCACACCCTCAGCAGAGCCGTCAGCTTGGTGGACAGTGATGACCGGAGCGTATTTCTTAGCAAGCTCTCGTGCCCAATTAAAAATCATAGTTTGACGTGTCACCTCATTACCTGCCTCACGCTCAAAGCCATGTACTTTCCACAGCTGGTCGAACACAATCAAGCCTACGTCATACTTCTCGAACAGATTCTCTACATCGTACACAGATACGTCAGCCTTGTCAAACAGGATGAACTTGTCAGGTCGTCCCATCCGTTCAGCCCATACATCCCGTACCTTCTCAGGCTTCTCAAACATGGTGCGGGTAGTGATGCCAAGAGCAGACTGCACAATCCTACGCTTAACCTTCTTACCTGCTTCCTCATTGTTCAGCCATAGCACAACTTTCTCTTTCGGCATCTGCTCAGCGATGAACGTGCTCTCGCTCGCTAGGAAGGTCGTCTTGCCCGTATCGGGTCGAGTGGCTACCACCACCAAGTCCCCCTGCCTTAAATCGCCTAGAGACTCATTGAGAGCGTTTAATCGCCATTTGTACCCAGAAGCCTTAGCCTCTGCCAACATCTCCATGATGTCATCAGATACAATGTAGTCATCATCATCCTCTACCTTACCGCAGTCCTGATGATACTTGGATAGCTGCGCCTCAATCTGCTCAAGAGTGTCCTCTTTGCCATCCACAACTGCCAACGCCTTGCTTGCAATTTCATTGGCATGGAAGCGCGTAGCGAGTGAACGGATGACTGTAGCAACTGTGTCCTCATCTGCGTCATTGTTTAACTCGTTCAGCCATTGTTTAATAATCTCCAGTCGTTCAGGCTTACTGCCACCAAGCTTGCTCACCAGTACATAAGGGGCAAAGCTTTGGTAATCAACTACTTGCGCATCTCTGTGAAGCTTAAACCACTCACCATACCAGTCAAGAATCTCGAATGCCTCACGGCTCAGAGCCTCTTGCTTGATGAATCGTTTATACTTGACAAAGTTATCGCGCTGTGAAAGTGCTCTAACAATCTCAATGTCAATCATCTACAATCTCCGTATATTTTTGGTGCATTCTTACAAAACCTCAACAACATCTCCTTATTTGCAGCATTCTTCATTGTGTTAGCCAAATCACTCATCACAATAATGTTTCCTACAACATATCCAAGCTCAGGCACAATCCTGTCAAGAGAATACGAGCCATGTTGTTTCTTCCCGCGCCCAACAACTAATTTTATTTTTAGTATCGGGCATTTCTTTGGAAGCACAATGTCGTCAACAGTTATGGTGCATGGAACGCCACGTTTCTTTGCACGTTTACGAGCTTCTTTTACTAATGCAACTGCAGGGCTTTGAATCTTACGGTAGGATATTTTAGTAGCATCTACCTTTTCTTTATTCTTTCTATAATACTCACGACTGTACAATTTCCAACGCTCTCGTTTCTCTTCATCAGTTTTCATACCATCTCCTTCAGTTCGTCAGGGGAATAATACTTGGGGTCAGTCGTTAAATCCGACCTGCATACATCCTTCATCCATCCTAGTCGCTGTGCAATCTTACTGTTAGCCATAATCACTTGCGGATTGTCATTGTCTAAGCTAAGAGTAGCCTTATTATACCCCAACTTAGCAAGCATTGCAATAGCCTTGTCGCTAATTGTCGTGGTGCATAGAGCCATACAGTCGTTGCCTGCCTGTGCTACACGATACATACTCAGTAAGTCCTCAACAATCCAAATCCTGTTGCTCAGTTTGTTTCTATTAACAAAGCTAATAGCAAAGCAACTATCCTTTAGCGTTGCTAATGTTTTGTACCGTGCCTCGTTAGTGGAAAAGCTACGCCCCACCCACCACTGTTGATAGATGTTTCGAGCAGGGATGTACATACGCTGTGTACGCTCACTCCATTGCACTCCTACGGAATCACAAAGGCTTTGCCCTATGTGTGCCTTGTCTAGCCATTCCCTGCCCTGTCGTGGCATTGTGTGCCATGCAGGAACACAGTCGCTTGGTAGTTGTGCTTCACGCTTGATGACCGAAGCAACCCGTGCAGGATTGAACGAGTCATTGTCTATAACCTGCCACCCACCACAACGATAGCACTTAGCACTAATCCTGCCACCCTCGTTTCTAATGACGCAGCTCTCGCTGTCGCCTACACACCCATTCTCGTTATGATTAACCCTAACTATTCCATCTGTCGGGGCATGTTCCTTAACGAATGACCTTGAAATTCGCATATTGAACTCCTGTGTATACATCCCTCAAATCATCATCTGAATACTTGAGCTTTGATTGAACTATGCAATATCCGCATAGGTCGTCAATTAAGACATGAGTGAATTTATTTTCATCCATCACCATCCGTGGTCGCCCCTCAATAGATGAATCGCAAGCCCTACATCTCATGTCGTACTCCAAAATAGAAAATAAAGAATCATTACCCACACCGCACACAAAATCATTGTGCCAACCATATCAGATAGTTTTTCTTTCATAGATTCCCCAGTGTTATATAAATAACAATTCCCACAACGATAATACCAAGCAGGGTGTCAACAATGTTTACAGAATATCGCTTCATTCAATCACCTCAACATTGGCACGCATCACAAACCAAGTAGGAACGCTTTCTATATGAGGCTGTATTGGATTTAGCCACCTCACCTCTAAGTCGCCACTGTCGTGTTCCTTTTCTACGATTCCGATGTCCCCTTTCCGCATAAAAGCATTGTCGTCTTTAATGTAGCGCACATATTTCACATCAATCTCCTTAAAAGAGGAAAGAGTATAACACAACGGCGAAGCCGATGACACCTACAATAATCCCGATGTTGTCCCATCGTTCAGCTTTCTTATGATAGCCCAAGCTATCCTCACAGTCCATTTGATTCAACCTAACGCCTAGTTTATATTGATTGCTATTCATTGTGCCACCTCTTCTGCTGTAAAATGTCTAATGTTAATTTTGAACAGTGCTGCAAATGCTTTCCGTGCTTCATACTCTGATTTGTATTCACCCTCAGCAATAAGGCCCTCATTCAGGTAGATTTTGTATTTATTCATCGTCTTCATCCTCTTCTAGCTCCTGTTCCAATTCTTTGAGCTTGCGCTCAAGGCGCGACAAGCTAACCTCGTTTGTAATTGTGGCGCATAGCCTGTAAAGGTCAATAGCTGCCTGTGCCTCCTCAATTGATTCAACCCTATTAAAATTATCTTGACAATCCTCAAGGTCTGCCAGTGTATTTTCAAATCTGCAATATGCCATATTACCCATTTTAATCTCCTTTGTGAGTGTCTATCAATATATCATGTTATTGTATAGCTGTCGGCTTAATTCCATAGCTCGCCGTCTTCTGTGAATTCATACTCATTGCACTCTATACTTTCGCTTATAGCCTCATCGCTCTCTTGATACTCCATGTCTGCCAAAATGTCCCGAACCCAAGCATCAATGGCATAATTGAAAGCCTGCAATGCGCACCCAGTAGCCTTAAAGTCTTTATAGAATGTTCCCCAGAGTGCAATGTCTGAACAGAATCCAGTTGGCATATATTCTGGACTAAATTCATGCAGTTTAATATGTCGAAAATGTATGTTTTTTGCATCCGTATCTACATAAGAATGACAGCCTGTGCCCACTGAATAATCTTTAATGCTCACGTTAAAATGCTTGCAGAATTCTTTAAGGCTTGCCATGTATTCATCGAACCACGGGAATTCCGTGCCATCATTCCGCCAGTCTGATATTGCCCTTTGTTTTGCGGAGTCGGATAATTCATTAAATTTATAAATAGATATTGTTTCAGTGTGCATTTTAATCTCCGTTTAGTTTGTCAATATATCATGAATTGTTGCCGTTGTCAATAGCGAATGATGACCGCACTAGCTTAGAATGCCACGTATATAAATACGCCCTCATCCATGCCCACGTATTGCGTGTGATATTCTAGAAAAGCTTCCACTGCTTCTAGTTTTTCCTGTTCATCACCACAGTCGGACAAGTCTACGTTGTAATTGTCTGCAATATCTTGCCAGTGTTCTTCCCTCCAGTCGCAGCATATGGCAACAACGTCCAATTCTATTTCCTCCCCGCAGCTCTCCTCATATTCCTCAAGGTAGTCGAAGAGAGCTCCCAATGCTTTTAGGCTGAATTGATCCCCGCGCCCTGCATCTTGGAAAGCACGTACAAAATCATAGTAATTAACTGTCTTTTTCATCTCTATTTTCTCCAATATGATTGTGAAAGTTTAATGCTATATCGCTCTGAAAATGTTCCGCCTATGTATAACGCTCTCCAATGCCACCACCCAAGACCTTCGCCAACCTTTTGTACACACCATTCTTGGCTGTTATATTGTGGATGTTTATCTAAATAATCTTGCCTAGTCATTGTCTTATCCTTTAGGTGTTTGTGTTTGTATGGTGAAGCTTTCTGGGGTGAGTGTTTTGTCCATGAAATACCCTTTCTGGCAATACTCCACGGCATTTACATTTATCCATCGTTCAGCGCGTTCCATCGTATCGCATATGCAATGCACCGCTAAATGATTGTCTTTTTCCACTACCTTAAACATAATAACCTCTGTTGATTGTTTGTGTATCGTATCAGGTTAGTTAGTATCTGTCAAGCTTTATTTTCCAGTTTGTAAATCTTGTATTGAAATCCCGATTTCCTGCCCATCTCTTGTGCCTCTTCCAGTGTTGCAGAATGAACCGAATAATCGAAATTATAAAAGTAAGTGGCATACATTGTTCATGCTCCCTTGTTAGCTTGTGCCTTATAATCGGCACGGAATAATTGTTTAGCTTCCCGAATTCCATAATCCATATACCGCATTTTGAACAAGTCGCCATTGGGCAACCGTGCCGAAAGAATAAATCCATCGCTTAGCAATCTATCCACCATAATATCAATGCTCATTGTGCTATCCTCCGTTAAAAGTTATGACCGAACTGCCCTAGCTTAGGCATTATGCCTAGCCTTTATTGAATGCCCTATGATAACACAAGGCATTCTAAAAAGCTATGCTTTAGTCTGCCATTAAGCGCAGGGCTTTGATTAGTTTATATGCTCCGCTTGTGTATGCTTCCACCTCCGTATCTGCTGCGTCCCTCAAGTAGTCGCATGAGCATTCAGGATTTTCAAAGTTATATACGACAGACTCTAGTGTTTCGATAGCAGCTAACAGGGTGTCATAATCGTTAATGCTGCGCAGGGTGTTAATCACTGTGTTGGTATCGCTTGCCATGTTTAATGCTCCCTTGTCATGCCTTAGCGGTGTGCCTCGGCTTTTTGCCTCAGCGGTATTGCTTAGGCTATGAGTACATAATAGCACACCCGTGCAGCACGTCAAGCTTTTGCAAACGAATGCATAAAAATAATTATAAGCTATTGATTAATAAGACAATACAACCTGAACAGAATAAACTGTGGATAACTAGTAAGCTAGCTTGTGGATAACTCAGCCCTTGCCCATATCGCCCACAAGGGTATGCAACACCACAGGCAAGGGCAAAACAGGCACAGAGAGCCACACAGAGCCACCAGTAGCACGGGCAATTAACGCACCATAATGGTGCATAATTTAGGCATGGGATATATTAGCTGCTTTGTATATAAGCGATTGTTTATATTAGGGGGAGGTTAATAGTTTCAAATGCAACTAATTCACCCCCTTTGGCTTGTTAGTAGTATTACTAATTACTGTACTACTCGGTACACTATTGGTCGCATTAGCTAGTGCTAATATGTAATGTTATACTATAACACTAGGCTAGGGGTAGGGAGGGGGAGTCGGGGGTGTCATGTCGAAGAGAATTGCAACTCAAATTTATCCGCAAAAAATTAGCTAGGGGGACGTCTTCTATTCAAGTGCCTCTAGAAGCTCCTGTATGGCCCTAGGAGGCCACGAAACCCTTTAGGGTGAGGCAGGGTAGCTTGCCGACCCTTTCGGGGGTTCTAAGCGCATGGACAGCCTACGGCTGTTTATACAGGGGAGGATATATTAGTTTACTAATATTAGCTTTTACATAGTATATTTATGTAAATAAAGCTTTACATAAACCAAAAGCTATGATATACTATCTTTAGTATATATAAGAAGCTTTATATATATTATTATATATAGCTTTTAATATATATATATATATATATATATATATATTTATATAT